AGGGTGAGCAATTGCCTATGGAGACGGGCAACTCCCCGCCCCTTTGCTATCTCTATTACTTCATTGAAGGATCCATACCGTTTGACGCCGGCGTCACATTGCTGGCTCCAATGCTTATATGTCGCCAGTGTTATCCGGGCTTCCGCGAGCGCGAGGTTGAGAGGATATCCTTCCAGGAGCTTGTTGAGGATGATTGCAATATTGTTTGGGGTGAACTTTGATAGGGACCAATTACCCTTTGTGAAGACGGGATCGCCCTTCTTCGGTTGATCCAATTTCGCCAAGGACTTTTCAATCTCCTCCTCATTCTCTGGATTAACCGGCGTCCGTTTCATATTATCACACCTTATACTGTTTTATGATGTATTTATATACTAGCCAGTGATGATAAAAAGGATGTATCCCCCCTGAATCCGACGGACCTCACCCCCCTGACCTATGGAACGAAAGAGCTTGCGCTAATCCATATATCATCAAGCATCTCATATCTCAATGAAAATGGCTCAGATACCCCCCCATATATCCTTCTGGGGGGTTTCCAGTGGTCGTGGACGCCCTGCTCCTGTGCCATCCTTAATATGACTCTCTATTGCCTCCACACATAAATCAGGGGGGGACAGAGGACCAATTGGGGCTTGGTCTGGGGTTACGGGAGTGGTTTTGAGCCAAACGCTTACTACGAGCTGGCTATGCCAATGTTTCAGACAATCACCAGCCCCAAAGGGCGATACCGCCTCGGCATCCTGCTCAGTAACCATTGGTCCACGATCCTGATTACTTTGGCAGGACCAGAGATCTATTCATGAAATCGAGACAGGTATCTTCGCATGACCCGCAGATGCTGTCCTTCTTTGTCTTCTTGCAGGGTTTGGTGCAATCATGCGGTTTCAGAAGACAGGCAAGACAACACGATTTCAGTCCTTGGGGGTTCCCCAAATGCCCCGTATTGAATGGTGGGGGATACTTCGGCCCTATGTCCAACGGCTCGATACTCTGCGTGTCCATCCTTTCACATCCATGCGACTTTAGGGGGACGGCGCATGGAAAGCGTCCCCCAGGGTGCCGGGAGCCCCATCCGGTGTACGGCCGGATGTATGGTAATTATCTGGCCGAGTATATATACTCTATCTTACCGAAAATTAATTATATCCAGATATTAATATATTAATCCCGGGGCGATTGAGCCCCTGGGAGATGGACCGGCCCTGCCCAGAGTTGAGCCATCTCCCGAATCAAGCTCTCTTTGCGGTCAATTCGACTATCAGCCTGTTGGTGTCGGTCTTGCGAGCCCGTTCATCTATCTCGATACTGCTCGTCGTTCTTCTCAGATCTATTTTCGCCAACTGGCCATGCTCGATGGTATTCAATTCAACATACCTTACCAACTGATCTGAATAGCCGTTCCCCTTTTCAAACTCGGCATGATATGTGATCGCGTTGTAATTGGGAGAATCGAATCTGATGCATAAGGCTTGATCATGGGATGTGAGAACCACATTATTCTCATCATAGAGTTTCATATAGACATTGTGGTCCGATGTGATCACAGAATCGCTGTATGTCTCGATGTAGATGTTATCGACAAGACCGACAGGTGCCATATACGAATCGAGACGGCCCAAGGCGCCGAATGATTGTGTCACATAATTCGTGAGCAGGGGATCGACATTGTTCACGAATATTTCAGTCCTCGTTGGGGTGATCACCATCTGTGTTATCTTGAATTTCACGGCGGATATCCCCATCGGGGACCAATACAATTTGATCAATCTTCCGGCGCCGTAATCGTCCTGGGTCGGATCTGTGGACCAGCAAACGAGATGATGCCCCGACAAGGAGATGGAGCCCTCCCAGAGATCCCTGCTCACGGCATCCAGGAGACGATAAGCCTCGGCGTTCACCATCCCCAGATCACATAGATCCGGCCTCGATACCTTCATTGTCCCGATTTGGCCATCCACCTTCTTCCAGTAGCTCGAGCTAAGTGCCTTATCGGAACGACAGCATATCAATGGCCTTCCGGTCGGGATATCCTGGCCTACAACTATGACCTCCGAATATTTATACCGATCCGTCTTCTGCAATCTCGGCTCTCCCACGATTATGTACTCATCGGTATTGGATGGCCTATCCTCTGGGAAGGATGCCGTCAGTACCTCGGTATAAGTGGTATTCATTCTGAAACCGACCTTGCATCGGTTTATTCCATTTGCATCCACATAGTGAGCCATCGCATGCTGAAGGCCGGTCCAAGGGGCCGTAGTCTCAAAGATATTGCATAGCTCCCTCATGCAATCCCCGACTGTCTTGCCCTGTGTGGAATATGTCTTCAATAAGAAATCTATGTATGCATTCACATTCCCGAGCATGAAGGTGTTCATCTTTATGAGGGCTTTGAAGACATCCTCCAAGGATATATACAATTGGAAATAGGAGATCATGGCTATGTCTGCGGCAATGTTCAGATCGCCATAGAGCCAAACGATATTGTTGGTGTCATCGAAATAATATTGATTTGGTTCCAACTCCTGGAAATCGTATTGGGTCATTTTGCAATGGAGTTGGAGATGGGGGGGACCGGTCACCTTCGACCATGTCACTCCGCCATCAGTTGATTTCTGGGCATCCTCTTTGTATGTTGTCCCGGGCGCATTTCCTTGGATGATGCAATTCCCCGCGACCACTGTTGCCTTGAATACTATCCAGTATTTCTCCCCGGGCGCGAGCAGGGGCGCAGGTGTATTGACATCGAATGTCCCGATCCACTGGCCATTTCCGGTTTCCAATCCCCTGAATTTCATATCACTTCCGAATATCGCACCGGGAGAGTTTCCATTGTCGCGATGGACATTGCATGTAATGTCATATGAAGGACCGCCCCCTCCCGGGCCATAGGTGTTCAGGCTAAACTCGCAATAGATGTGACTTATCATATGCCCGGTCGCGATGAATGACTGTGCTACCCTGTTATTCAAGCTCAAGCCCAAGTCCAATATTCCAGATCCTCCCCCGAGAACGCCGGCGCCATATTCTTCAGTATGAAGGGCCGAACAATATGCAAGATATTCGAATGGATAGACCACATCCGTATCCGTGAAATTATTGAGTCTCCGGTATCCATTTTCATATGTGATGCTCCATTTAGTTTTCTTTTTGTATTTGTTGTAGATGATAGTGTCCCTCTTGATGTGATCGAGCCTGTCCAATCTATCCTTGCAAACAACCGTCAGTCTTCCGTTCTCTCCCGGTTTAAGCTCTTTAACCGTCCCATCGAAGTAATAGTCTATGGTGGATGTCCCCGTCCGATAGAAACCGAATTTGACTATGTCTCCCTGCTTCAATGCTCCCGTTATTCCTCCCGACCAGCGCGCGCAGGATGAGTTGAGAATGTTCACCGTGGAGACGATGTTTGCATTGTCGAGTACCACTGTCAAGACCTTCGGGAAGTTTTCGGAGAATGACAATTCGTAATCTATGAGGAATGATGAATTGTTCTCCCGCATTTCTATGTACCCGGCGGTGCCTTTGCTGGTGATCTTCAGATAGGCTTCCCGGGGATATGACTCTGGATTGGCCATTAAACATCCTCTCTCAACACTATGCTCCAATCTATGTACTGGCCCTTCCTCTGGGTGAATATGGGTTTCCCGTCTATCCTGCATTGAGGCATATGCCAGTACCTCGAGAAGAACGCGATCCTCTGGCCGGATTTCTGGATGTCATCGATCCTGTTCGGAAAGGCTGAATCATATCTGCAAGAACCGGAGATCACCATAGATGCGGCCGAATAGTATCCCTTGTATATCCGGCCGGCCGTCCTGCCCCTTATGGGATTCTCGATCAATGCACTCTCGCGCGATGCGGGATTGATCTGGTCGCAAAAGAGATAATCATTCAGGCTCCTGTCGTTCATATGGGTCGGATATGTGCTGTTTCCGATGAAGAATTTGTTCCCATCAAATTCTACATTCTTGAAATTCAAGGATCTGACGTCTGTGCCGGAGACGGGATAGACAACGATTATCCAAGGATATGTCGGCTGGTTGCTCGCCGATTTTATCTTCCTCCATGACGCCGCACTTCCATTGGATGAGAACCCCCCGGAGTTGGCCGCATTGATGAGGAATTGGGCTCCCGACGTGTCGGTGAAAGAGAAATCCGCGTTCTGGACGAGCGTTCCGCCGTTGAGGGTGATGCCCTTTGCCTGTGCCGCGACCGCGATGGTGACCGTATGGTTTGGCTCTATCTGTCCAACATCATTTACACCGGGAGCTACCCCGCCGAGCCATGTGGCACCCGTAGCCCAATTGCCGCTAGCCTGACTCAATATTGTTGCCATTTAGAACCCCATCCCCTCGAGGCCGGATCTCGCGGCATACCTTGTGTCATATCGCCTTTCCATGTTGTCCTGGAAATTGACTGTTTGATTGTATATGACAGGGGGGCCAACGGTTGATTGCCCGGACATCGGCTTGTTCCATTGGGAATACATATATCCCCCTATTGCTCCCGCGGCTAGGCCGGCTCCAAGGACCAAGGCGGCCGTCGCGGGATTGTTCAGTACCTTTCTGTAAGATTCGACAACGGCGCAACCGATCTCAGCATCTCTGAGCAACTGCATAAGACCGATCACCCCCTTGATCGCGAGGGCAACTCCAACGAATGTATCAACGGCGGATATCAGGGTATAGAAATTCTTGTTGGTCTTCTTGCTTATAATGTTCAGATCCTCGAGGCCCATCGACATTGATCTGAGGCCATGCCTGAAGGCGCCCAGGGAGGCCACGGTCTTGATGTATGAGATGTTCTGTCGATTTACGGCTTCAGTGGTATTGTCCACGGCGGTTCCCATCTTATCAGAGGCGGCGGCGCCGGCCATAGCCGTGGTTGCCACATTATCCGCGAGGCGAAACTCGTATTCCACCACCCTGGATATTGTTGGGGCATTTGTCATTGCTCTCCCTCCGGCCCGACTGATCTGAGGGTGCTGACCACTCTGGCCCTTCCCCCCGGGTTGCCCCAATTGGATCGGACTGTGACGTTTTCCGGGCCTTTGAAACCCCTTCCTGCCCATGCGCCGGCTTCGAATCCGACCCCGACGGAGGCGGCAATCCCGGCCGCGAACGCGATCATGGCCCATCCGGGTGGACCCAACGCGGCCTTCTGTGCGGTTTCAACGGCCGCGGCGGATTTGGACCATGCCTCAATGGTGCGATAAGCTGTCACCAATCCGGCATACATCAGGAATCCCCCGCAACCCAACTCCAATGCCACGGCCAGGTAATTCATCAGGTGTGCATCGGTTTCTACCTCGACCCCGAGTTTGGTCATATAATATCTCATATGGTTGATCCTTGTGAAATTCCTGCGGAAACTATCAGAGCCGCGGTGGGAGACTACCTCGACCTCCAATGCCCATGCCGATCCGCCGCCCATACCTCCGAATCCTCCGCCCCCGGAAAGTCCCCGGGATGCATCTGCTTGGGCATCCGCAAGGGATCTTTGGAAATCTTCAGTCATCAACCATTCGGGCATTTCATCACTTTTTCATTTTCTCTATCATACTTGCGGCCGCTTCAGCCTCGGCCATTTCTGATGCGGCGATCAATTGGAACTGTTGGAGGGTCATGTTCGAAAGGAAAAGGCCGGGAGCCCAAGGGATGCCGTATTTCTTTGCAACCCCCAAGATTATTTTGTTCTTGTCCAGATCCTTGAGGCCCGATATGAGTATGGAGAGCATTGCAACCAATGCATTCCTCTCACTCGCCTCGAGGTTATCTATCAGGGACATCAATTCCGTCCTGGTCCCGATCGGGGGATTGACGAAACATGGACCATATAGACGATAGTTGTATTTCGAAACTATCATCCTCACCCTTCGCCGGTCCTCGATAAGATTGTGGGGAAAGTCCTCCGGTGGATCCCCGGCCGACCCGTTCCCCTTCCATGCCTCGACCAATGCCTCCTGATCTCTGGCCAGATCTTGGTAATCCCCCAACCTTTCGAGGGCCTCGGCATATTCATTGTCTTCGGCACAGGTTTCGGAGATGATCCTCTGACTGTCCACAAAGCTGAGTCTTTTCAGGGTTATCTCACCCATCGAGCTTTGGAACTTGAAGACCTGCTCATGCTGTATGCACAACTCCGCGAACGTCGGTTTCTCCGAGAGCTTGTCCATCATCACCATCTCTCCTACGCGATCGCTAGGCCATTATTCGGGAACCTGACTATCAGGTGGTCCTCTCCCGCCTTCTGTTGAAGATCCGTATATTCGGTTGGAACGATGTCCCCGTTGGAGAGGGTCACTGTGTCATCATCGATGGGTATGGTGAGGGCCGTTATCTTTGTGCCGGCGATCTTCGCGGCGTCCCACGTCTGGTCTTTCAATCTGAGGGATCCATCGAACGTCACCTCTCTCTCACCTTCGTGAAGCTCCACGGTCTGCTGGTGTTTCGTTCCATCATACCACGTCTTCACTCCTTCCACCCTCTCGAGATGGTTGTCCACCGAAAGCTCCCATTTCTGGAAATACTGAGTGGTCAAACCGCCCCCTCCGAGATTCACCTGGCAATTGTTGGCCCAGAACAATAAGGAGCTGGACGGCTCGGTCGGGGCGGCGCCTATGGTTATGTTCTGTATGTCGGTGATGACGAGCGAGGTTTCTATTGAATGGTCCATCGCGAAGATCTGGACGGAAAACTCGAGCAGTTTCCCGGGGCCGGGTGCGGTTATTGTCACCTTGTTTATCTTGCATCCGGTATATACCTCATACTTCGCCCTGCTGGTGACATAGACTATGAGGGTGAAGGTGTCGAGGGCGGCGGTGCATGCGTTCCTGCCCCCGAAGCCGTAATATGCGATGAAGTCCCGCCAATCCCCATATGTTGAAGCCCCCCGGCCGTGAAACTCGAGCGTGCATCCGTTCTTTGTCGGGCCTCTTTGGACGGCGCCATAACTGCGATCCCCGGGCAGGATGACGAATGTGGCCCCGTCATCACGATCATTCTTCAGCCTGACGCTGGAACCTAGCCAAGACCGGACGCCGGTTTGTATTACACCGGGTGTAGCCTCATCCCTGAAAGTACCCATTCCCAAGTCACCGGGCATGTGATTCGCCATATCATCCCTCCATATCTTTCGTCACTATAAATGAGATCGTGAATATTTTACGGTTCTGCTCGTCCATTCCAACATCATTCGGTGAGGAAGTCGGCTCTATGTAATGATAGATGGTATCGTTGATGGTGAAGTGGCCGATCCCCCCGATATCCGCAAGGATGCCGTCCGCGATCTCCCTTGCGGTATCCGGGTCTTCATTCCTGATTATGATCTGGATCCCGGGATACTCGAGGCGTTCCCAAGGGGCCGGCTTCAATCCCCCGGTTTGGATGACAGAGATGCAATCAACGGGCTCGGCCGGCATGTAGCTGTAAAAGATATCCTCACCGACCGTACCATACCCGAAATCCTCAAGCTTGTCCGCGATATCCTTGTCTGTTGGCATTATTCACCCCAATCCGCATATCCGGCTTCTGTCTCAGGAGCCTCGGGGACTATGAGGCCGTGATATCCGGGCCTCCATTCAGACATTGTAGTGCCATGCCTCATTATCAGATCATCGACCTCGTCGGCTAATCTCTCTGGGAAAAGATCAATGTTCCGGTTCACCGGATCCTCGAGGAACTTCCATTTCGTTGGAGGTGCATGCCAATTTGTCCTGCATCCTATGTTTACGCTGGCAAGCATCTTGTCGTTGGCGATCCCCATCGCCCCGAACAGCGTCATTATGGCCTTGGCGGGGTATCTGCCCGGATTGTATGGATTCCACCCGAGCGTCCTCGCGCCCGACATCGGGGGAGGTATTTCATGGACCCAATACGCTTTCGGGTCGGTATATCCGAATGCGATGCATAGTCTTTGGAAATATTCATAGATTATCTCGACTTCCCAAGAGAAGCATAGCTCGAGGGTGTCCTTCGGGCATTCATCGAAGCTCTCCTTTCCAATGTCGGTGATAGTGTCCACCATGACAGTCTTACTCAGGTTTGGAAATTGCTCCGCTAGATATCGGAGATCTTCCGAGATTTGACGTAGATCAGTTATGAACTTCCTCATGTATATATCTCTTTCATCCATGCGACGGCGTTCACCTTATATTCCCTCACCTCGAGGATCGGCATGATCTTCCCATCTGGAAACTCTATGGCGCCCTCGCTATCTACATCTACCGAGCCATCCACTTGGATCTGACATTTGGAAAGGATGGTTTCTCCCCGGTTGTCCCTGGCGTTTTTCGATGCATACTGGACCCTTGAATATACATCTATGCCGTCCCCGTACTGCGGTTTTCCACTCCCAGACGATCCCTCGCGCGGGCGGATCGTCACCGTTTCTATCAGGTGTCTTCTCACGAATCCATCGGGTGCATTCGCCGCGGATCTTCCATATGCACCGTTGGAATATGGACTATCATCCCCCCCGGGTCCAATCGCCGTCACCCGGTAGAACCTCGTTTTCCTGTTGGAAATTGGAAACTCGCAGGTTGTCTCCGATGGTCCGATCGTTTTGAGAAGTGTGGTCGGGTCCGGGCCATTTCCGGCATATATCTTGTATCCGAGTAAGTCCCCTCCCCCCGTTTCCGTTGGAGGCGTCCATGACAGCTTTATTCCCCGATCATACCCGACCGCGGCCAAGTCGGTTGGCGCCGATGGGGTATTATATTCCGAGTAATTCAATTCGAGCTTGGGTGGATGGGCGCCCGTTGAACCTTCGAAATCCACCCCCCAATTACCATTGGATGGGGGCGCCTCATCATCCACATCGCCGGAGTGCCTGTGATGGAGCTTCGTATATCCGACTTTATTTATGCAGGATGGGGGGAGTGTGATATTGTTGTAAACGCCGATTATTACCGAAGCATAATCTATCGATGCGACCTCCAACAAATCCAACAACCTATTATAATTGCTGGTGGTTGGTGGGATGTTTCCGGTCGTGGTCAGAATACAAGTCGCGTTCCTTGTGGAGTATTCCAACCATTTGGCGGGGCAGAACAATTTCAGTATCGACCAGTTTACAGCATTATCATCGGGGATGAAATCCGTGTTCCAGAATGTGAGCCCGCGATAGAGATAATATATACTGCCACTCTTTGCCGCCAACCCCTGGGCATACGTATATTGTATAAACACCGAAAAGGTGCCATTACGGACCCCGACCCAACTATTCTCCCATGTCCCATTGAAACCGGCATAGACGTTGTCGGTAAGCTCGACAGTTACGGATTTGCCGGGGAACTTTCTTTGATTCGGATGTCCACTACATCCGGTAACCTTGATGAACGAATGGTCCTTGTCCCATTTTATCTTCTTGCATTTTCCATTCTGAGGGCAGGTCCTGCAAGCTGTATTTTCCTTATTGTCCTCGATCGTCTTCTCAATCCTCGATTTATAGACCTCGGGGCTGACAAGCATCTCTTTTGATAATTCATCGAAGCGCGCATCCTTTTCGGGGTGATGATTCTTGGATCTGTCGGGATGATCGGGGAGACTATCGAGTATCTTCTGGTAGTCCTCCACATGTTTGTCGATATCGAATTTGTATGCCGTTTCAATTCCCCCTAATCATCCGGGTCATCGTTCCCTGTATCTTCGGCTTTATCATGGTATTCCCGAATCGTTGATTGATCCAAATTGTATTGAGGCATCTCATGATCCGCCCTCTCGCCCGTTTCCTCGAGGGATGTCTGGTCCAGATCCCCTGTTTGGACATACTTACCGGATTCCAAGGAACCGAATAGATCGATCTTGCTCTGAATCCTGGTATCAAGGTATTCTATGTGTGCATCGACATCGTCCATCATGGTCAGGTTCCCGGTTATCAATTGCCTGGGCTTTGATCCATCCATCCTGCCGCGATTGAGGAGGTGGACGGTCACGATGTCACGGACGGCGCCCTTCAGGAGATTGGATGAGGGATCCGCGGTGAGCCCGAGAGCAGATATTCTTGCCTCCAATTCGGATTCCGCCTCGATTATCATATCCCGTATGTCCTGCTCATCATAGCTGGTGCCGGTATATCTGAGGACGTCATCGTATGTGATGTATTTGGTCAGGGTTACAGCTATGGCCTCCCCGACCTCGAATGTCTCGGGATCCGAATTTAGGGAGGCGCCGGCAATTTCTATGTATGCCTGATATGTCCATGTCCCTGCCTGATCAAGATCGGACGCCGAGGATGTCGAATAATATATCTTGCCATCCGTTCCATTGGTTTCGAATGAGGCCGTCTTTGTCCAAGCATAGGTGCCATCCGGTCTTTGGGCCTTTATCTGCTTGACCGTGGAGGTGGAGACGTCAAGTATCGATCCCTGTTTGTATATTATCGCGCCTATCTTGACATTCAAATCTCCAACTTTCGGTATCTCTGATTGAGTCGTCACAAATTCACCTTCCTTTGAATCTCCGAGCAGACAGCCTGAGTATTCCAAATGGAGATCTGATCATCCAAGGGGCCGGCATCATTTCCATAGCCCTGGCTGACCGGGGAGAAACCGCCGGCGTTTCCTCCAAATCCTCCACCTAGCACACTCATTCTATCTTGTCTCCACTCGCGATCGCGTTCGACCCCAAGACCACATTGCCGGAGGATGGGGTATATACTTTCAGGTAATAGATTACGGAAATGCCGGTATCGTCATATATCGCCCATCTCGAGTTGGCGGCGTCCCAGATCTTTTTGTTTGTCTGAGTCCTTCTGAGATAATCCAATCCCGTCTGAAGGTCATCGACCGATGATTGATCCGCGGCGTCCTTTGCGGCATCATATGCCCCTGTCAATGTCATGGCATCCCCTGTCGCGGCTGGCGATGGTGGAAGATTGTTGGTTTTTGCTTGGATGGAGTTGGCGGTGGATTGAACGGCTGGCAGATCCGTATCATGGATATTATCCACAACATCCTGAATAGAGTCCACACTGGCTTGGGATGATGCCACTTTCGCGGCATCATAGGTGCTTATGAGGGCCATTTCATCCCCGGTTGCGGCGGGGGTAGTTGGAAGATTATTGGTTTTTGCCATGATTGTGGAGACGTTACCCCCGGTTTCAAGGGCCACTGATGCCCCAATAAGGTCCGTTTTGGCCTTGATTCCCACGGTATCCGACCTCACGGCCGGAAGATCGGTATCCTGGATACCATCCACAACAGCCTGAATGGAGGGGATGTCAGTTGAGCGAATGAGATCCACCGAATCATCGATCGTATTCACGCTGGATTGGGATGCCGCGGCTTTTGCGGCGTCATAATCTGTCGTTAATGCCATCTCATCTCCCACTCCGGCGGGACTGGCGGGGAGATTATCGGTCTTGGCCATGACCGCGGCGAGGTTTCCACCATCCTCCAAGGCACAATCGGAGATCGGGGCATCGAGATTTGGGGCCACTGTGGAGTTTATGGCGCCGGCGGCGAACTTGACGGTTGTGATCCCCCCATCCGTAATTCCCATCAAATCCCCTGTCGCGGCCGGACTAGCGGGGAGGAGATCCGTTTGGTCCTTTATTGCCCCTATATTCCCGCCGGATTCCGGGGCTCGGGTGGAGATCGCGGCATCCAGGTTTGGTGCCTGTGTAACTGTGATCGCGCCCGCGGCTATCTTCGCGGACGTGATCGCGCCCGCGGCGAATTTATCGGCGGTCAAAGAACCATCGTCTATCACGTCTTCATCTATCGCGCCGGCCGCGAATTTCTCATTGGTGATGGACGCGTTGGCGAGGTTCATCTGATCTCCCACGCCCGCGGGCGAGGCGGGGAGTAGATCTGTTTGGTCCTTAATATCCCCGAAATCGCTGAGTCCCAGATCAGTGTCGGAATCCATATCGTAGGCTACGACCTGCATGCAGATGTCGGTGGGGTCGGCTCCAGTACTAGTTACATGAAGGCACAAATCACCGAGCGTGTCGGTGTCTGTGGTCGAGATTTCAATGTCGTACCATCCATTGCTCCGGTCTGTAACAGAGGGGTTTATGGTGGAAAATCCACCGCCATTCTTGCTTCTTGTTATGGTGAGGGTGAGTCCGGCCAAACCCGATATGTGGTCGGTATCGTCTATCATCATGACCATGATATGCCTCGCTGTCGATTGCTTGCAGACTCTCATTTAAGCCACCTGCCTTCCACCGATTCTATTCCTATAAGATGTATCGACTTGGCCGGAGCGCCTTCCTATGATTGATGATACCGGGTCATCATAGGTTATGTCCAGGTATGGATCATGACCCCCGGTGTTTGTCGGCCCCTCCCAGTTCTCCCCGACGTTCGCGGTAGGGGTCGAATTATTTTCGTCCCTGGTCCAATCCCTTGTGTAGAATGTATTGATGGCATTACCAACTAGAAATGACAGGTCTGAGAAGTGGTAATGTTTCCAAGAACCTATACCGCTACTTGTGTTGAATGTTCCGTAATCCGTTCCTGAATTATATGTTTGGTCATAGTCTGCATAGACAGGTGACGATTCTGGATGGCTTGCATTATAATGGGTGTAGCCTGTGGTGGATCCATTGTACCATGCCTCATATCCAAATAAGGCGCAATCGGTAAAATCGGCCCCTGCTGGTATATCATCCAAGTCGTAAACATGCGCCCCGCGCGCTATATAATACCCGGTTGATGTTTGGGCTGGTCCAATGGCATCGGTGGTGAAACTACCCGCGTCCGTGGCGCTTCTGCATGAGGACCACGTCCCATTCGTTAACATCAACTGGCCCGAAGATGTCAAGTCATAGACTTGAACATTGGTGGAATGGCCCGGATATTTGCCCTGGTCTGGATGTCCACTACATCCAATGACCTTGGTAAACTCGGAAGATTTCCTCCAATTCCGGTATCTGCATTTGAGCCTCTTTGGACAGGAATAGCAAGCGGTTGTCTCTTGAATATTCTTGATGGTCTGCTTGATGCTGTCTATGTGGTCTGATACGCGCATAGTTTCTGGTATCGGTTGGTCTTTGGGCCAATTCTTGTAAATCTTATTGCGCCTCTCGATATGTTGAGATAGCCTGATGGCCTCATGGTCCAAGTCGATGCTCCTTATGTTTCTCCAATCGGCATCTATTGGCTTGACCATGTTCAGCCCCCATTGAATTTCTCGGTCCCTGCGTTCACGGCCATCGGCTTGTAGATGTCATTGGAGACGGGGGTGTCATTCCATATTTCGCGATATAGATAGACGGGCGGGGGTCCACCGGAGACGAGACTACCGTAACCATGACTTATAGGAGTCGCATATTTCCCGCCATATCCATGTCCGATTATGGTCAAGCAATCTTATCTCCATTTGCTATCGCAGTAGTGTCGAGTGTGACTGGACCGCCACTTGGAGTGGTCACATGGAGGTAGTAAAGTATGGAAGTGCCAGCGTCATCATAGATAGCCCACCTCGAGTTACCGGCATCCCATTCCCGCTTGTTTGTCAATACCCTTCTAATAAATTCGCTATCCAGAAGTACACTGTCCAGTACGGCGGCTATATCGGACGATTTGGCATCCAAGTTAAGGTCTATAACATCTTGAATCTCATCCAATACCCCGGCACTTTCGAGGGCCATGTTAGCGGGAGGTGCGGTGACCTTGCTCTCAGCGTTCACATTCGCGCCGGTGAACGATAGATTGGTCGGTATCTTGGTTCCAAGTGTGGCTTCCTTCGCCACAGTGCTATCCTTTGCGACCGTTGAGTCTTTTGCGACTGTGGAATCGAGAGCAACCGACCCGGATAGATAGGACAGTCCCAGATTCGTTGCGGAGGCCGGGTCGTATGCCACTACCAGCATTGACAGATCAGTTGGGTCTGCCCCCGTTGATGTGATGTGAATCGCCAGATCACCCAATGTGTCGGTATGGCTCGCTGTCAAAGCGAGGTTGTACCAACCGCTTCCACGGTCTGTCACCGATGGGGTGATGGAGCCAAAGGCGCCTCCATCTTTGGAGGCGGTGATGGTGAGCGTCAAACTCGCTTTACCTGTAATGTGATCGATGGAATCCGTCATGAAGACCATTTTGTTCTTGACGGTAGATTGTTTCAATACTTCAACCATTTATAACACGCCCCCGCGAATAGCCACTTGACCCGCTTCCAGTATAGGTTCCAGTTCTTTCGGCTGTTATTCCGTAAGTTACACCGTTCTTTACCTCGCTCTCGAGCGGCCACGCGTACGCGTAATTAATGACCATCGAACCGTTGTTGGCATAATGCCCGGTTAAGATGTCCGAAGGCGTCCCGGGTGTCATTTCTGTGGTGGAAAATTCCATAATATCATTGGTTCTAAAACTATGGTCTGTGACCATATCAGATATGGTGTAACCCGAACCGAATGCGGGTATGGAGATTTCCATAGCCTCGCCTGTGCCTTCGTAAGCCACCAGATCAGCTAGTGCCATGTATATCGTCCGGATTCTTTCCTGAATTTATGTAGAACGCTTGGAATTGCACTGTGTATCCATCTTTATGAGTGCATTCGACAAAGTCGGTTATCTTGGCTTTGATAGATTTGGTAACAGTATAGATGGGCTGTGCTTGGACCGGGCTACCCGCTACACAAGTTATTTCAAACTCGTTACCATTCTTTATCGCTTCTGTTGCCTCCTCGATTTCATCCATCAACTCACCTAGGTCTGGGAAATCACGAAGATCACTTTTATGCTGTCAGCGAGTGTGGTGGGGGTATAACCGATATAGGTTGTCTCATTGGCCTTGTCAGTGGTATCGTATGAACCCCACGAGCTTCCATCGTTGGTGGATTTTGACCATGCCCCGTACCCGGCGGATACTGTATCGTCAGTAAGCAGAAGGGCTTTCGAGGTTGCATCGTAGAGCCTGACATACAGCTTTGGAACAGTTCCGCCGAAGCCAGTAGAGAACCTCCATGCAAATTTCTTTGTGGTCTTATTGCTCTTATCGGCGGAGGACTGATAGTGTGAATCATTCCCCAGGTCGTTAAACAGTACATTGCAGGAGAAGATCCTGGCGGGAATGCATTGGGCTCCTATGACCCTGAAGTCAAAGGCATACTGAATCTCAGTAGCGCCGGAAACACCGGTTAGAGAATTTCCATCGGTAAGTTGTGTCCAACTCCCGCTGTTATCGGATATTCCGCTCGTCCTGTAATATACAGAGATAGGTTCTGGCGGTTGGCCCAGATTATCTCCACCCATTATTCTGTCGCGGATAACCGATGCACGTTGGAACCTTGAATTGTTCACCGTGGACATCCTAGGAGAGATGAGCCTTTGCGATTTCGAGGATGCATAGGTCCAGTGTGCGCCTATTGGGATTGCGTGTAGGAAGCTGGTCACAGCGGTCGTGCCGGTGGTCATTATGTATAGGATTCCACCTATGCACCAGTGCGTAGCCTTAAGTTCCAAGGTATTGTGGAAAGGCGTTATGTTTGCATCGGCCGTGGATTGGTCCAACTGTTTCAGATTGCATCCCCAGATATGGTCCATTTGGCCAGCATCAGTTCTGAATTGCGTGATATAATGTCTGAACGAGGTTGCACCGGTTGTGGTGATAACGAATCTGTCTGTCGTTGAATCGTAGCTTACTTGGTCCATTGCGGCGGAAAGAGCGAATGTAGCGGCTCCTCCGGGAGGAACCTCGGTCATTGCTCCATCCTGCCATGAGGTTCCAGTACTCACTATGCTTGTTTCGAGAGAGCAATATACCCTGGTGGTGGTGATCCAGTAATAGGCCCAAACTCCAGAGCCAACACCGTGACCTGCATATGCCATGAGCCCATTGTTTACCAGAACGACCGTCCCAGTAGCCGCCATAACTCCAGTTGCTAGTACCCATGCGTTTGCAGGGTCTACGCCAGCGGTTAAAGTCAGTGCGGCCCTGATATTGTATTTGGAGAAGTCATATGACGAGTGGTTATCCAGATAGTAGGCGATGTGAGAAGTCCAAGAGGCTTTGTCCCTTACCCCAAGGCCCAAGGGCACATTATGAACTTGTGTAACCGAATGGTCTGAAAGCCAGTAACATGCCCTTATATTATCGACGGTCGTGGCGGCGGCAATTGTTGTTCCACCAGTTGTGAAAAGCTCTATTCTTAAGCCCTTGGCTATGAACAATCCTGAGCCGTTGGCGGGTGTAGCGTTTGTAAATGTGCATACAGCCCTCAGTTCTTCTATGACATATGGCCCATCTGCGACCGTTCCTGCGGTCGCAGTCAGCGTGATACCAGTATCAGAGCCAATTGCGCTTATCTCGTACCATGTCGTGATGGCTGTTGGATCAGTAGACCCAAAGCCTATGCGCGAGCCCACTGCAAGCCGTGAAGTTTGCCATGCGGTGCTTGTTCCAGTTACGCTAGTTCCACTTGCGGCGGCGGTTCCAGTGATGTATAGGTCGCGGGCCATAAAAAGACCCTTAAATGTAAGGGCTGTCGAGGCGGTTCTGTATGGTAGGGTAAGTGTGATATAACCCAAGTAAGTCCAGGGATTCGTGGATACTGTCTTATTGAACTTGTAGACTTGTATCTTCCTTGTGGCGGCGGCGGTGGAGCCATCACCAAAGAACACATAGTCGAATGTATCGCTCCACTTGTAACCATGTACTAGCGAGTTTCCAGCATTGGCAAGCGGAGTCTCGAAAGGACGTGCTACATTCTGTGGGATTGGACCTATGAAATTGGGGGTGGCGTCAGTGAACTGACGAATCAGACTGGTTACGTTCCACTTGTCCTGGTCGTAAGCCCCACCGACGGATATTGCACTCTCTGAGGCCAATTTTTCTGCCGCTAGTATGGTCATGTTCTAACCCCCAATGCTCCTAGTTAAGCTCCTGGCGGATTCTCCGAGTACTTGGTCAATAGCTTCTGCAAGACCTCGAGCGAGGTATATCCGAGCGCGATTATCGAGATGAACCAGATCCCTATCTGATTTGAGGGAATCTCCATGCCTCTCGGATCCATCCCGAAAAGAAATAGGAAGCTGGAAACTACCGCCGCCGCCATCATCTTGATGGCGATGGCCTTATAGTCCTTATCTTGCGGGGGAATTATCACATGGAGCAGGGCGCCGAGCATTCCGACCAGTATCGTCACCAACAGCCCGTAATACCATTCCATCATGGAATCCAACCTCCAATATATCCAAGAGCTACCCCGCCGGTTGCGAGGATCGCGACAAGTCCGAGTATGAAAAGGAAGGTCTTTGATGGCATCTTCACGGATTCGTCTTCCGGTTGGGATCTGGCATGGGAGTTTGAGTGGACTTCATCGAATGTCTTCTCCCCTTTCAGAATGGGGCAACGATTCATCATCTCGGCCCCTTTTGCGAGCCTTTTCTGGCCGATGAATGTCTGTATGAAGATCTCCACCTGCATCTTCTCGTTATCGAGTTTCCCCGATCGTTGGTCCCGAAAGGACTCCAAAGCATCCATTGCCTCCCCCCTTTCGGCGAGATCCCCCATGATCGATTGGAGAAAAAAAAGGGGGATAAGGTGCGAGTGCGACTTGGTGAAACGATTCAGAACATTCTCGGCCGCGGTCTGCGGGGTCGGGGTCTGCATTTTGTTGGACACATTGTAGCCTCAGAGGTAAGGGGGCCGGCGTTCCGGCCCCGAGATGTATCTCGATTCCTCTACCCGCTTATATTGGACAGTTTGCAGAGGGAAACTGCCTGTTTGATCCTCGGGACTATCGCCTCGAAGACCATCGCCTCTATCGGGCCTTTTCCGGGCCACTTCTCGTTTGCGAAGATGTTCTGCGGTTGCTCGCAGACTACCAGATCGAAGAAGGCGCCGGTCACATCGACAGGCACCAGAAGGCCGGTCCCCGCGACGATGTTTCCTTTGGCATCGTTGATGATCCTTCCCTGAAGCCCGGGCATGGGATTGAGGATCTTCATGATATTTTCCATCTCATTGTAGTTGCTTGTGGTCGAGACGTTGGCCTGAAGGAGCCTGAACTGTGTCGGGTTGAGGATCAGGTTGTAATTCATGGGGGGGACGCCGTCCGCGTCGTTGAGGGCCAGTCCTCCGAGGACCGCGTCAGTGGGGAGGCCATCGGTGGAGAAGGCCTTTGCGGTCGCGTAGTCGTTGCCGGCCCCGGAATACAGCCCGTCCAGGAGCTTCGTGCCGGCCGGATTGTACCAGCCCTGAAGAAGGAAATTCTCCTCCTTTTTGAGCATGACGTACATTGCGGAGATCGCGCTTTCGGCCGCAATCTGCTTCCCCTCGGACAGGTAGGCGTTCAATTCCGCCCTTTCCAGCTTCCATCCCTTGAAGATGTTGGGGACGCGGAGGACTGTCGGTATGACGTTGATGTTGTCGAATCCCATGTCTCCCGTTGGGATGTGGTACTCCATCAGGGCATCGCCCATCTCGGAAATTGTGTCGAAGTCCACGCTGGTCTTTCCGGCCGGGAGGGTGACTACCTTGTTGTAGAGCCCGCGCGCGATCGCGGCGTACCGCATCGGCGGGACCATCTGGCTGTCGAGGTATCTGCAAGCATTCTCACGTGATGTGTTCGCCATTGTCTATGCCCCCTGTTTCTTTTCTGTCCTCCACTTTTCCTTTTTGAGCGTGACTCCTTTACAGGGTGTTCCTCACCCAGATCCTCGCGGCCGCGGCGACGGAACTGACCGATTCTTCGGCCACCCCGACTTCCCTGATGCCGGAATTTTGCATCTTGAACAGAAGCCTTCCGGCGATGGTGTGGGAGGAGGTGTTGTAACTCGGGGATATCGCGGTCCCGTCTATCCGCTTCTCCTTGGGAGTGGAGAAGTACTTGGTGTTGGCATCCTTGCCAACTACGGGAGACAGGAAGACTCCTTGGGTGATGATCGCCGATCCTGCGCCGTTCTCATGGGGAACGAGGCCGGCTACCGCGGCTATCTCCGCGACGAGGAAGCCATCGGCGTCACCTGATTCCGAAGCCAGAAGGCCGACTGTGACCGTCGCGGATACCGCGGCGGTTTCGACCAGGAGCCTGACATCGGATACGACCATCGCGAGCGCGAAGTCCACATTGGTGTCCGTCTCGCTGGTGTTCTTCGAGAACGGGATGGCGATCGCGGGTTGGCCATCGAGGGTCTGGCCGGGGACTACCTGTCCTGCGGTGAAGGAGAACATCTTGTCCCCCTGTCTTGCCTCGAAGCCTTTCGGCATCCAGGCGTATATGCAGAAGTTTCCGCCCCGTCCAACTTTGATCTTGTCGTTGACGTTGTAGACGGTGGCCCAGGAATCCTTCTTAAATTCCGGGCTCTCCTGCTCGTAGAGCGCCCATGCGATCGGAACGGCATCTATTCCGTCTCCGACCTTGATATCGTAATCGGATGTCCCCTTTGCGACGAGCCGGCCCGAGTATACATTGGCCGCGGTCTCGACGTTCTTTTCCATCTTGATGAGGGGCGTTCCGTAGTCGATTATCTTGCCCGTTGGGGTGCTGTGTCCTGTCGCGTCTGACATATTCCATCCTCCCTTTCCGATTTCTCTCCTTCCTGTTGAGCTTGATTACTTGTACTGGCCGGTCTTGTCGTCCCAATCCTGCGGGGCGCCTATCGTCTTCACCGCGGGGACATCCGCGGCCGGGGGAGCGTTTTCCTCGCCGGCCCCTTCGCCGGCGTTCGCGCCGACATCGCCGTTCTGCTCCTGGAACTTGAGGATCCTGATGGCGAAAGAGGCGGGATCCGCCTCAAACTCCTTGCGAGTCTCGGCCGCGCGGTCGATCTCGACGTCCTTCCCATCGACCTTCTGCTTGACCTTCCCGGTGAGCCAGCCCTTCGGCACCTTCCCGGTAGCGGTCATGGTCTTCCAGGTGTTGTCCTTCTTCTCCTGCTCGGCTTTCGCGAGAAATTCCTTGAGCAACTTGTCCTTTTCCTCGATCGTCTTGTTGAGAGCGAGCTTTTCGGCCTCGAAGGTCTTCAGTTGTTCGGCCATCTTCTCCTGGAATGCTTTCATCTCCTTTTCGTCCATATCTGTTGCCTCCGAGCTTGAATTGGTGATCTTTGTGAATATCTTGGAAACCATCCCTTTTATCTCTCCGGCCCATGTGGGAATTGGCTCCTGGAACATCATCGAGGCCGGATCTCCGGGCTTGTGGGTGGAATCTTCGGGGAAAAGGAGGATGTGATCTGGTATGACATCACTTGTCAGATGAGAACCGTCATCTTCCGCATCGAATCCAGTTGAAGGGGAGAGTATCCCCCTGTCATAGTAGGATTGCGCGACCGCGTCGTTGATCGGAAGGTCCGCGAGGAGCTTTGGATGCCCGGTCCCCTCCAACCTCACATTGCTCGGATACCCCATCAGTTTCCCGCCACAGGATTCAAGGGCGCCCTTCAGATCGGACATTGCCCTGACAGTCGGATGGTCCTTGGCGAAAATCACGGGGACTTTGTCCCAAGATTTGATGTTTGGTGCGAATTTGTCGGCATTCAGATACCACTTTCCCGCCTGTTGGTTCAATTTGTGGAGAATGGTGAGCTTCCCGCCTTTGCCTGACAGGTCGCCTCCGAATGTCTTCAGGTCTGCCACATCACGAATACTGAAAAGAGCATTATTATACCTTTTTCGGAATAAATAGGCGAATTATCCATTCATGCGTTCAGTGGATTGTCCATTGGATAATAAATGCAGTTTTTCTTGGGCCTTCCATTCGGCCTTCCCCTCAAAAGACGGATCGGGGACTTCTGGCTGGCCTGATATACCTCCACATCGACTTCAACTATGCATTTGGATCTGCCATTCCTGTGCAACCAATTGGATATCACGCCCGCGCAATAGGCGCAGAACGGTATCCTTCCCGTCTCTGCGATGAACTTCGGGCCTTTTTCGCCAGTATCCCCGCCGCAAAGCTGGCAAACTCGATCATTTATCAAAGAAACCAGCCCCATCTCCTATATCATGATAAACTACGTAGGGTTTGATCTCCTGGCGAACATCAGGCTTGATCTTCAAAGACCTATACCATTCCGTGACGTCCACGAATGTGTAAGAGCAGACGCTAGAGAAGGGCGCCCAACCGATTATCTTCAGATCACCAATCTTAATGCTCTTATCCTCCAATTCCTGTTGCAATACCTTCATACCATCCTTCATCCCCAACTCCCTCGATCTTATGGTCGGGGGTTTCGGGGTATTGAATATCGGCATCCTCGGAAGGTCCGCGCGGGTCGTATTGGAAAGCTGGTCCGGGTGCCAGGGGAATCTCCGACAACCTCCAGCTCGTTCCTGATAATTGGTGCATGTCGGCTTGCCGTCATCGGATCTTTGCATGGATCGGCATTTGCCGGACATCGGAGCCCCGAATTTCCTCCGATATCTGTTGTTTCTCTGAAGGTATTGCTGTAAATTCACATAATCAGAGTTACAGCAATATCCACAGCGATTGCACTCACCGTCCCGCCGGAAGATACGGGCGCCTATTTTGAAAAGGATGGTCCCACCTATTTCTTCTCGGTGGGAACGACTTCTATGAAGGGATCCTTCTCCAATGTCCTCTTGAGCAGGTGCTTTGCATACTTGTCGGGGATTACCGCCTCGAGGACTTCGCCCTGCTTCTCCTTCGGCCCGAACACGACACTTATGCGAGGAGTGTTCATCCTGTTGTCCGCGTTGATCTCGTCCTGGTCCTTCTTTGGATCATAAAGATCATTCGGGTAGTCATAAGCCATGCTGTACTTTTGCGCGATCGCCCTTGCCGTTGCCCTGAATTTCGTCAAACCCTTCCCTCCCTGTCACCTATCGCTTCCTCTGCCTTCATGATCTCGGCTGATAGTAATCTGATCCCTTCCTCCAATTTGAGCTTCTGGCCTTTCAGCGCCTCGAGGCGGGTTTTGGGATCCTTCACAAGTTTCTTCTGGATGCTCAACTCCTTCTTCTCGGATATCTGTCTCTCCGCTTCCTCGATCATCGAAATTATCTCATCGACGTTGACTGTCAAATCCCCGACCTGAATGGCCGTCGGACTATCGATACTGCCCAGATTCACAGCTATCGTCCTCATCCCGTCGGGGAAGTATCTGGCTTTTGAATAGACGATCTCGACCATTATGACGCCAATCCCTTGATTTCATCAGCGCCCGATTCCGCTTCGAGCTTTTCTATCTTCAGGGTCTTGAGTGCGGTTGCGACCATCATGCGCGTGTCTATCTTCACTGGCATGAGCTTGGCTTTCGAGCCCGGGACTCTCAACTCGACCATTATGCCGGATCCATCCTTGAAAAGAAGAAGGTCAAATTCGAGGATGGGTGAATCGGGGGTAATTCTGACCCTGCCTGTGACCCCGTTTATGTATTTCTTCTCGTCGAATGCGACCATCAGCCTTCACCCTCGTCCTTATTCGCCGTTTCGACCTTCTGCCTCGAGATCCCCTCTCCGGGCCTCTTGACGCCGGGTATCCTCTGCGCCTTCTTCTCCGCTTCCTCCTCGAGGGCGGCTTTCACTTCCGGTGTCGCTTCGGGGAATCCGAGAAGACCCCTTCCTTCGTCGGTTGTGAGAACACCCATCTGAAATCCCGCTTGGGCTCTGAGAACATTGACGCTGGATCTGTCGGGCTCGGGCGCAGGAAGCTCGAGACGGACTGTATATCCTTCATACCCGTTGCGATCGAGAAACTCCTGGCACATCGGTTGCCACAGCATCGCGATCATTGCATTGGAGTTTTGTATCGCGAGCTTGATGAGATTCATCTTTCCGGTGTCCGCGCCTCCGATCGTCCCCCCTTCTTTGACAAGGAAGGTCGCAGGATTGAAATGCTCCATTATATCCTTGCGTAATTCCTCTATCGTCTGGATCGCGGATTGGTTGTCGGGGAAATCGAGTTGGACGATCTCCATGTTCTCTCTCAGAACGTACTGGGCCTCTTTCCCCCAATTGTCCATTATCAATCTCGCAAGCTTCAAATCGTCCCTCTTTCCGGGTATCTGGACAGGAGCTTGGGTGAATTTCACGAATAATGCCGGGGCGCCGACCCTGTTTATCTTCTGGGATTGCGCCTTCCAGCAGAAGTCCATTAGCTGGACCAATGGGATGACCGGTATGAGCTTGGACTCCCCGGAAAGACCCGGCATCGTTGGATCCCGAAGGATCGTGACATCTATGAGCTTGTGGACCATGTTGTCGGACCACGTCTGCCAGAATTGCACCTCCCCGCTTTCCGTGATGCATATCCCTTTCATCAATTCCGCATACAATTTGTAAATTGGAGGCGGGTTGAGGAAGGTTTCAGGGGGAAGGCGCCGGATGTAAGCGGGTACGACCCAACCATCCATGTTCGCGATCCATCCATGCTGATACAGGAAACAGCCCCATTGATAGATGTCCTTGGCTGTCAGCTTCATTTTCGAGAACAATTCGACGCTTGGATGCTCGAAAGCCTTTTCCATCTCGAGTGCAAGCTCGTAATCCTCTTTCATGTCCGAATCATAGACATGATACTTCGGTTTCTCGGTGAAACAGAGATTTATGTACGATCTCACCCCAAGAGCAACATACTCGTTCTTCGTCATGTCGAGAACGAGCTTCCCGTCAATTTGCGGCTTTATGTAATATCCCGTCTGGGACATGAAATATTCCTCGCCGCTTCCGCCATGCCCGACGATTTTCCCTCCTTTTTCGACAAAAGACATCAATTCCCTGGGAGTCTGCTTTTTCACCGTGACCGGCCGGCCGGACGCGGTTTTGACATTTTTCACAGAAACATCGGATCTCTCTGCTTTTTTGCCCATAATGATTCCTCCATCTGCATTTCTATGCTATCGCCACTGAAAGGCTGGCCGCTTGACATCTTCAATGCATATCTCGCGTATCTCATCGCATCCATGAGATGATCGTTGAACTTCACCGGCTCGTCTATGACATGCTCCTCTCCGCCGCTTCTGTCCTTCTTCGTCTTGTAGCTGTAACTCTGTATCTCTTTTATGATATTGTCCGATCCCCAAATAACATGTAGCTTCCTTCCCTTGCAATAGTCAATTCCCGCTTTGACATCACGACAATTGCTTGGTACTGGAACTACATTCCATCCCCTTCTCCCAAGGTTCTCAATTGCCTCTGGATTGCTCGGGTCGGCAAAAATTTCGACACCTCTCGCGATCCCGCCCGTTTCCATCCATGCGGCCAGATCATCGAGCGTCATCAGCCTTCTGTATAACTTTTCCTGGATATAATCCTCGTCATCATGTAGCCAGAAGGCAACAAGGGCCATTTCGTTGTTGAAACCCCAATCCAATCCGTAACAGTCCGGTGTCGCAATGTTCTCCTTTACCCTCAAAGGAGTCGCAATCATATCCATGACATCCCAATTCCTGTAAATAAGATGTTCGAGATGCCCCGCCTCCCCTTTTGCGTAGATCAGCCAAGAATTGTAATTTGCGTCTTTGAGAGCTTCGAGACTGTCAATATAAGCTTGATCGAGGAATCGATTATTCTTGTAATTGCTCTGCATGACACATACCGTTTTGTCCCATTTCGATCTTTCCACCACTCTCGTCATGCACCAGTGGAATATATCTATCGGGTTGAAACTGAGTATCATTTGGTTTGGCACTGGTCCTTGTCTACTCATCCTGACCTTCAGTTGGAGATAGTCTTCGAAATCGAGCCTCGTTGCTTCTTCTATCCATATTCGATTGTATTCTGTGCTTTTCAGCTTTTCAGGATCGTCAAGTCCTCTAAACTGTATCTGGCTCTTTCCTATATGGATGTCCAAATATGTCTGATGCTGGTCGAAAGGTATGCTGTAACTCTGAAGCATCTCGATCATTGGATCCCAAGCGGCGTTTTTCAAAGAGGCTCGCGTCTTCATAACGACAAGATCGAGAAGCCCAGTATCGCTATGTCTGCAAGAGCCATCTATCAGCCATTGACGGATGCTGTATGACTTTCCCGACCTTCCGCCGCCGTAAAGGACAACTTCTCTCTTTTGGTCCTTTTGGCTTTTTTGCAGGAAATTCCAGAATTTCTCGAGTCTGACGATGTATAACTTGTCGCCTTCCCTTTCGACAGGGATGATCCTTCCATCTTGGCCAATCTTGGCGTCCCGCTTTTTTTTGGGGATGGAGGTTTTGACCCTCTCGAGCAGGGTTTCGGCCTCTGCCGGCATCGGAGTATATATATGCCTTGGCCATGTATTTAACCTTGCGGTACGAACTACGGCATTATCCGTATAGGATTCGTTCCAAATGTCGAACCTCCCATTGATCGGCGGGGCGCCTCCACCCGGATTTCGCCACCAAGGGTCACTCACCGGAAATACCAACCAA